CTACCGATGCTGCTGCTGTGGTTCCCGCTGCTGTAGCCTCAGTGCCAGGAGAAGAGACCGTCCCTGCTTCTGAAGGACGTTCAATCATACTTGTTGGAGATGATGTCAATATTTACGGTGAACGTATTGGGAACTCTACAGGAGAACCTGGAATGTCATTTGAACTAAGTCAAATCCCCGTAGTTGATGGAAGCATAGAACTGTATGTACAGGACGGTGACCTTTACACTAAATGGACTCAAGTACAACATATCATTGACTACGGTCCAACAGACCAAGTATTTACTGCGGTATCTGATGAAGACAATGTAGTTACAGTTTTACTTGGGGACGGAGTTTCAGGAGTAATCCCAACTTTATACTCAGAGATTCGTGCTAAGTACATTGTGGGTGGTGGCGCATTGGGAAATGTAGAGCCAGACACCATAATCACTATTGACTATTTACCTGGGTTATCAGAGGTTCAGGTCTCTGCAATTCAAAGTGCGATAACCGTAACCAACGACGACGTTGCGATAGGTGGAGCAGACCCTGAAGAAACAGACCAAATAAGAACCTCTGCGGCGCTCTCATTAAGAGCAAACAACAGAGCAGTTACGCTGCAGGATTATGCGGATTTGGCTTTAGCAGTGACTGGAGTTGGAAAAGCAAATGCTGTAGCAAATGTGTGGACCTCTGTAACTATATACATTTCTCCAACAAGAAACACAACAGATGCAGATGAAAGTCCAGGATTAGATGGGGCAGGCAATCCAACTATTGAATGGACGGAGTTAGAATCTGACGTAGAACTTTATTTGTCTGATAAAACTCTTTTAGGAACTTCAGTAACAGTCTCTCCTCCTGTCTATGTAGACATTGTTGTTGGAGTTGATTACACCAAGTTAGACCAATACACAGCGTCCGAGGTTGAGGGCTCTATAAAAAATCAACTATTAACAGATTTTGGGTACTCAAACATGGACTTTGCAGACACGATATACCCGCAAGATATCGAGTACTCTGTGCAACAAGTGCCAGGAGTAAAAACTGCAAAAGTAACTCTGTTCTATATCGACGGAGGTTCAGTGGCGCTTAACTCTTCACTAGTAAGTGGTTCTGATGAAATATTTAGACTAAAAGAAGAAAACGTAACTCTTGTATAATGGATATTATAAAAAGATTACAGGGAATTTACAGAGGAGTTGTCGTAGACAACCGAGACCCACTTCATTTGAGGCGTCTAAAGGTAAAGGTTCAGTCCACTTCGTTTAACAGTGACTCAGTAACGAATTGGATTTGGCCTGTTGTCTCTACTAAAAGACCTCCTGCAATTGGAACTGGTGTCTACATCCTCTACGTAGGTGGTGACCCAGAGTATCCAGTATGGATTGGTGAGTTCTCAAAAGAACCACAGGGAGTCTTTGCTTACGGGTCTTGGTTTAGTAGTTCAGACCAAACTGCCGCTGCTATCAATACAGCCTATAACTTTTCAGTAAACAACAAAGACTATGAAGAAGGAATAGCAGTAAAAGATAATTCAAAGTTTACGGTAGAAGAAAGCGGAACATATAACGTACAGTTTTCAGCCCAAATACACCACAGAACTGGTGGAGGAGGAGGGTCAGGAGACAGCATCTGGATTTGGTTAAAAAAGAATGGCTCTAATGTAACCAATTCTGCAACTAGGCTAAACTTAAATTCTGGAAAATACGCAGTTGCTGCATGGAACTTTTTTATTGACTTAAAACATGATGAATACGTTCAACTGGCTTGGTCTACTGATACCACTCAAATGGCAATAGAAAGCGAATCAGCATCAAGCCCAAAGCCAGCAGTACCCTCCTTAATCGTAACCATGAACCAGATAGCCTAGGAGTTCAGCAGACAAATAGGGGGCAAGTAGACGAAAATAGACCTTTAAGGTCGGAAGGAAGAGGAAAGTGACAGCGTCATATCCCACAACGGTTAAGTCGTTCACCACAAAAGTGGACTTTACAGACACCGTCCTTGCTGCCCATGTGAACTCTCTTCAAGAAGAGGTTGTTGCTTTACAGGGTAACCTAGGCACAAGTATTACCACAGGTTCTGGCTGGGTAGGAACAGTTGATTTTTCCACAACCAACTGGAACACCCTTAAAGACCGTTTAGCAAACATTGAGTACGGACTCAAAGATGTTTACGATGACTTTATATCTCTAACAGGAGGTTCAGTCATCACATCCTCTGCAAACAACGTCATAAGCCTCACCATAAAGGCAAAGTCGGGTCAAACAGCAAACTTGATTGAGTTCAAAAACTCTTCTAACGCAGTGGTTTCAAACGTAACCGCTAGTGGAAATATCTTTACATACAGTCAACAGGTTGTTCCTATCGTGTACTCAGCAACTCAGCCCTCAAGCGTTCCTGCTGGAACTATATGGGTAGACTCTTCTTCAGATGTCTCTATTATTTCTCCGCAAGTAGATGGAACAGATATAACAAACTTATTAATGTCCGATGATGGAATCAAAATACTGATGGGAGCAATCATATGACATACAAAACAGCGCAAGTATACAGTGGTTCTGAATGGATAGACTTAGCAGTCGCGATAACCGATGCAACAAAAAGAGAAGTAGTAAACATATCAGGTACCTCTCACCCTTTAACCTTGGCAAACGCTGGAAGAGCGTTAGTTTTTACTAACTCAAGTACCGTATCTGTTACAGTTCCTGTAGAAAGTTCTGTAAACTTTGATATCGGTCAAACAATTATTCTTTTACAAAAAGGAACTGGACAGGTGCAGGTAGAAGGCGCTGTAGGAGTTACGCTTTTATCTTCTGGTTCAAAAACAAAAATAGATGCTCAATATGGAGAAGCAAGACTAATAAAGATTGCTTCAAATGAATGGTTACTATCTGGCGACTTGTCGGTTTAAGAGGACGTAAATGGCTAAATATGGTCGGTTTACCTATGGAACAGATACCTACGGTCTAAAACCAAAACTTGCTTATTCAGTAAATCCAATGACCTTAACGGTCTTAGATTTTCATAAAACATATGTTACGTGGCAACCGCCTACGGGTGAATTTACACGAATTAGACTTGTACGAAATCAAGCAGGATATCCCGAGCATGCTGAAGATGGAGTAATTCTTTGGGAAGAGACTGCGACAGAGGGAAATGTTTCTAGAGACGACTTCATAGATTCTGAAGATGCTGTTGGAGTTCCTGCCTTAGAAAGTGGCAGACAAGTATTCTATAGGGTCTTTCTCTTAATTGACGCTGGCTATTGGGTTTCTGCAGGTCAAATCTCAGATTTAATCCCTACAAACCACAATATGCAAGAACGAATGATGAACACTCTTCCAAGAGTTTTTACAAGCAGTATTCAAAGTCCTCTTGGAATTGTTGATGAAACTTCTGCACTATTCTCTTTTATGGACGGCCTGTCCTTTACATATGAGCAACTGCTAACTCAAACAGATTTAGCAAGACCTAACCATGCTGTTGATAGAACTCCAGCATCCTTAGTTCCTTTAGAATCTTTTAACGTAGGGCTTGATTATGAACCAAACATTCCTTTGCGTAGTCAAAAGAGGCTAGTGCGTGAAGCGCTGTACATGTATAGCCGCAAGGGATTAAAAAGCGGGATTGACACATACGTAGAGGCTTTGACTGGGTATGCGCCGACAACAACTGTGTCAACAAACTTACTTCTAACTGCTCAAGACTCAACTTTCTATGACTCTACTGGAAATTGGCAAACAACAAACTGCACCATAGATGCTGTAACAACTCAAGTGCCTCCTACATCTGAAAAAGTTATTGATGAAACGTACACCTGTGAAATTATCGCTGCTAGTAGTTCCTCTCAAATAAACTTAGGTGCTGATGCGCCAATCACTAAGGGCGTTCCTGTAGAGGAAGAGGCTGAGTACACTTTTGGATTTCAAGGAAAATCTCCAACAAGTGCTGGAAACATAACTATGTCTGTGCGTTGGTACGACAAAGACGGTGCTTTTTTAAGCGCATCTACAGCAACAGCACTTGCAGCAAATAACACTTGGCAGAGCAAGTGGACCACCATAACTAGCCCAACAGATACGGTTTATGCCAGTTTACGTTTTGCATTTAGTGCTGCTGGAACTTACTATGTAGACCAAGTAGATTTGCATGCTGGAGATGTCCAATCATTCGATGAAGCAAGAGCAATTAACATTTTGTTAAATCCAAATAAAAGTAACTACATAAAGAACCCTTCATTTGAAGGGACTACTAATGAGTGGACAATTACAGCAGACGCGTTTACTTTAGACTCGAATGTTCCTCTAGATATCCTTGCAAGTGATGAGTCTCTACAAGTAGACATCTCCTCTGGAGCAACGATAGAGACCACCACTGATACAGTTCCTGTTGCTGAAAAGTACTTCACACTATCGTTCTACGCAGTAGCGTCTGCACCTGTTGACGCTACAGTAACCTTGACACCCAGAGATAACGCTGTAGATATTACTGAAGCAGAAATATCTGGCTCAATTAGCCTCTCAACATCTTGGCAAAGATACTCAGTTACTACATACGTAGACTCTTCTCAAGTGTTGACAGAGTTAGACTTTGCATTAAACGTTGAAGTTGACCCTTTATCAGGAGAGACAGCCAATGTTGACTCTTTCCAGTTAGAGGCTAGTTTTACTGCTACTGACCCCTTTGATGGAAATCTATCTTCTCAATTTGGCGTTGTTTGGGAAGGTACAGCAAACGAGTCTGCGTCACACATGTACTACGGAAAAGCCTTAAAGGTACCTAGACTTTCTCAGACACTTATAGACTGGGTTCCGCCAAACTCTTTCTGGCGCATAGTGACCTATAGCGGAGTTGAATACACCAATCTGTCCATATAGGATGCTCCTATGACAGACCTCCTCATTGCAGTAGTGCTTACAGGCTTTGCCGTAACCTACGTTCTAGAACTTCTCGACATAACCCTTCTTGGGACATGGATTGGTAAGTCCAGTATAAACATTTTCTTTGCTCCACCATTAAGTTTTGGAGCCATGTACGTCTTGTATGGGCTGCATCTCAACTTGGTGATTTTGGTCCCAGCCGCTACCTTTGTCTCCTTGGTACTAACCAAGTACTTAAACAAACCGATGACGGTTCAACAGAGGTTGACACGTTTGTAGGAGGGGCCATGAAAAAGATTATTGTTTTGCCGTATAAAGATGGCGACGTAAAAGACGGATTACGACGTCTCATAAACTTAAACCCAGATGCTCTAGTTGTGTTTCCAGTAATGAACTTGCCATTGTTTAACGCCTCAATTGAAGAAGTGTTAAATGAGACGGGGGTTAAGTTTCATTTATTTTTTACAGACGGTGATAAACAGATAGATACGCTTGTAGTTCGTGCGCAAGACATAACTATGTGTAACAACCCTAGAAAAGAAATAACAAGAGAAATAACCGCCGAGGATATTCTTGCAATGGTTTGGGAAGACACTACTGAGGCGCATCTACTTCTTCATGCAGTTGAGGACCTAGCATTGGAGACCTGGAATATTGAAGACGGACTGGAACTTATCGAGGTCGAGTTTGACGACGAGGAGTCTGACCTGCTGTATGAAGAGATGCAGGAAGCCTTATCTAACTTTATCGAATCCTTTGCTAACTACATCACCAGCGGTGTTCTAGACACCCTCTCAAAAGCCGTAGAAGACCGCTTGAGAGAAGATATGGGCAAAAAAGACATCGACCCATTTGGCGAGTAGAGTTCGCCCGTGAAAATCCCTCAGGAGGCGTTTACCGCCCAATTAACCGACTATCAGTTCCGACTGTTGGTCGTACTATGCCGTTTTTCGGGCTCCAGAGGCCGTTTTAAGGCCTCAATAGAGGCTTTGGGTAGAGAGACTGACAAGAAGTCCGATAAGACCGTTAGAAGGGCTCTTAAGGAACTTGAGAAGCAGGGCCTCATTAAGACCTCTCCGACTCGACGTGCCAACGGATTCAACAGCCTACTCATGATTGAGATACAGGACTCAAATTACCGCGCTGAAGAGGACTCAAATTACCGCACCTCACATGACTACGTGACTAATAGTCCACGTAGCCAATCTACTAATAAGCCATTAGTACCTAATAGCCAAAATAGTAATCAATTAAAAGAACTTAGAAACACCGAAGGTGTTTCACTAAAGGAAGTGAAGGTTCCTATGAAAAACTATGACGATGGCGACGACTTGGCAGGCTTTGGACTCATTGAACCAAAAGATGCACCAACGCAGAAAATCTCTAAACGCGACCCGAAAACACGCGGCAAGCGTCCAGAGCATGAGTGGACCCCAATGGATGTCGCTGCAGAGTTTTCTTTTCGGGTTGGGCGCAAGTATCCCCTCCTCCCAGGAACCGTCAATGTCAGAGCGCTGTCAGGAGCACTGTCAAAGTTTAGAAAACAATACGGAACAACCGCTCTCATAGAACTTGAGTTGCTTCGTCTGTTTATGGTTGATGAACGTAACTTTAAGCAGATTGGTGACGAGGCTCCAAGCCTTTATAAACTTTACTTAGCGTCATTTGGCAAGAAGATGAACCAAGCCAGAGAGAGTTTAGGACTTGGTCGAGTTGCACAAGAGAAAACGCCAACTGTTAAGATGGCAACTCTAACCGCAAGTGATGGACGAGAGTTTCAAAACTCTATGTCTGGAAGAGCGCAGTTAGAGCGCTATGAAAAGAAGATACAGGGGGAATCTAATAGTGTATGACGTCAATCAACTTTCATCTTTAAAAAAGCATTGGTTATTACGTACTTCAAATATTCCGCGTCGTTTTCTTGGTCTTGAAATTGCGGATTTAGTTGAGCGTTCAGGAGAGGTTCCTCTTGAGTATGACCAGTGGATTGGTGACGTCGCTAACGGCCTTGTTATAAAGCAAGTGGGAAACATCGGCACAACTGGCGTAGGAATGCTGT